ATGATTGGGCTGCTTGTACTTGCACTGGCGATGCTCATTATTATGATGTTCTCTCATCGCACGAACGCCCCCGCGACCGCCGCGACCACGAGACCGCCGAGTACGGCGAATTTCACGTAATACCTTGACCAGTCAATTGGAATAGGCTGGTTCTGGCTTTGGGCAACGAGATATTGTCCAGCGATCCTGTTCGTATTCTGCCGAACCTGGCGAGCCTCGCTCGCAATCTGGTCGACTTCATTTCCTGTTCCAACTCGACTCTCTGTGTAGCTTTTGAATTCGGCTTCACGCTGTTGAACCGTACGCTGCAGATTCGCAATGTACTGTTCAATCGCATTTCGTGCCGTGTCCGCAGCCGGTTTCTGTTGCGTGTTTCCAGTTGACTTGTACCGGACCTGCGCATCTCGAAACGTCTGAAACATCGCGTTGATGTCCGTGCTACTCATTGTTACTGGTCAACATTTGCGTCAGTCACAACACGGCGCCAATACGGCACATAGCCTCCCGTGTCACTGTACCGCTGAATGTAGACGATCTCACCCGACTTGGCTCCAACTAGGCGTGCCCCGATGTCCATGCAGTCGATGCGCGGAAGCTCCTCCTCGGGATTCTTCATGCGGAAGCGCTCGAACTTCTCCACAATTTCCGGATGCGCCTTCTTGAAGATGTCGTTGAACAGGAAGTGTGGAGGGAACATTCGGTGCTGAGTGACATCGAACTGGAGTTCGCGGAGGTGGAAGTACAGCTGGATGGATCCCTTCGCGAGATATGTGCGAATCGCCTGCTCAATGTTCTGGGACGGCTTGGTCTGCGTGATGAGGACGAACGGTGACTCGGTTTCAAGCCACGCCACGATGTCCTTTTCCACGATCTTCTGCTTTCGACTCAGAATGACTTTCCGGTCACCAATCTTGACACTGAGGTACTTCTCCGTATTTTCCTGGGATTCAATCCGCTCGGACTTCACGCCCTGGCGCTCCAGAATCACACGCAGTTGGTCAAGGGCACGCTCTTCCATCTTGTTACTTCTTTCCACGAGATTGTAAGTCGTTCGTTTTTTCGTGCGGTTCAACAATGAGTGCGTACATCTGGTTTGCTCTCGCGTTAGTCGCGATTTATCTGGTCACTCGGCTTTCTGTCCAGGAAAAGTTCCAGCCCGAGTTCCTCGACAAGACGCAGGTTCGGAAGACAGTTGCCACAGAGGACTCGTCCTACGCCCAGCGTACTAACCACTCGGACCCGGCGCCATTTTCAACGGGTCCCATTCAGGGAGTGGAGACGCCTTTTCAGGTGAACCAGTACCGTTCATACATTGCCTAATTCGCCCGATCTCCGCGATAAGATGATTCCTCTGAAACTCGGGGGAAAAGAACAGCTTTGAAAAAGCCATCGCGTTGTCTGCGATCTTTTTAGCCTCGTCGTCGTGTTCCACAAGCCATGTGATCTTCTCCGCGAGATCTGAAAGGTCGTACTGAATTGGAACATAGTGAACCATCGGTTTCAAGTAACGCTTGAACCAGTAATCGTTGTCGGGATGCGTAACCATAATGGGAACGGATCCTGAACCGAAAACCCACTGATGACTTGACGCAATACAATTACCGTCCACGATCAGAATGTATTTGTAGTAGAGATGGGTTGCGATCTCACATCGATTGCCAAAAAACTGAGGCGGGATGTTCTTGCCATCTTCCCAATTGTACCATGGAGTGATCTTGACGTCGGCGTTTGGGTGATCGATAAGGGTTTCGACAACACGAACACGTGTACTCGGAACTTCGAATCCACTTGCCCCGCCGCGCCAGAATGCAATTGGAAGTCGTCGATTCCATTCCGGACCTCTGAGATTGAGACCAAATAAAAACGTCGCATCATCGAGGGGCATAAGAAGCATATTGGGTTTGGGAACGCGTGTACACAGCATACAGACGATCGGTGCTTCGGGATACTCATGTTCGTTGGGGAGTCCCGGTCCCGAAACCACCATACCGTCCGCCTCAACAATGACGGCTTCAGGAGCAAGCGATTTGATAAAATTTTCGAGGGGTCCCCCTTTTTTGCATACGCTCATGTGCCCCGCCCACCACGACATTACAAGTCCAACGAAGGTTTCTGTGTAAGTTCTGGACGCGTACTGTTTGCGCGGTGAACTAGAACCTCGCTCCAGAACGCCTTCAGTCCTTCGAAGTGAGACGATAGCCAGTTCGGATTCCGTCGCACAAAGTCCTTCTTAATGGAACTCAGAATCCAGTAGATGACTTGCCCATCGTCGGAATGATCCGCGACATCGTAGACAACCTTTCCCGAATCGTAGACTGTGAAGTAACCCTTGGTCTCCGTGCTCTTTGTCCACTCTGAGAAGTTGACCTGCTTGAAGCGGAACTCGACATACTCACATTCGTCAATGCCGGTGCACTCCATTTGCATCTGCATCTGGTGGACATAACCCGGTGGGATTTCGTCCTTCATGGCGCGGCTCATTGGACACTTGAACTCCACGAGACGACCGTATCGTCGAACATCATTCTCGTCGTGCGGGACGATGAGACCATCGGGAGATGCGCCTAGGAAAGAGTGAACAGGATGCTGTACGCAAGAGACGTCATAGATTTTGCACTTAGTCTCCTCCTCGTAGATCTTCTTTGCTACCGGCTCGAATCGCGTGCCCCAGAGAAGTGGCGCGATCGGCGGTCCATCGCCCTGCGGGCGTGGTTCTAGTTTTCGCATCATCACCTCTCGTCGCGATGCCTCACTGCCGAAGATTTGATATACCTCCGAAGCTGTGATCATCTCCGACCGTTTCGCATGCCAAGCGTCCGTGCGCTGGTCATTCTCTCCATAAAGGCGAAGGACGCGCTCAAAACACCGGTCACGCTGCCAGAGTCGTCCAACTTCGCCCATCATGAGACGTCCCGCCATCGGATAGAGAACACGCTTTAGAACTCCAAACCGAAGACTGGGTTGGAGAGAGCAGCAATACAGCGCAAACTGGCGAACGCGCCGATTCAGCGATGTGTACGGGCGATTGTCCAGAAGCCACTGTGTGAGGCGCTCTTCGAGAACTGCGAGGGACTCTCGAGACATGTACGGTCGGCGTTCATCGATGGCTTCTCGAAACTCGTCGTACGTCGGAACCGCGGTACCCGCGAGAATGCGCGTTTCCGACAAGAGAGCTTCCTTCATTGTATCCACGATGCTATGAAGTTCTTGTGTGAATGGTTCAATTTGTTCGAGGGGTGTGCCAAGATTGGGATAGAGAGCTGCCATTGCTTTCTCTCCTCATGACAAGCGAAAACCCATTTTCAATGAATAGTTCTGGTTTTATCATGGAGACGATTCAGAGCAAGGAGCAGTGGGTTCTGCATCGCCTCGAAGCCTGCTATTCAGATCCCATCGTTCTCGAGCGCGTCCGCAAGATCCTTGCAAGTGAGTCTCGCATCAGCCTTCGACTGATTGATTGGCTCGTTACCAATTATGCGAAGAAGCACAATGTCTCGTACATTACGAAAAACACCAATCGTCATGTGATCATCTACCTGACATACAAGGCGCACCTCAAGGCGTACAGTAAGAAGATGTTTGACCCCTTCTGCCGGTCTAAACGTATTCAGTTCATGGGACTGGACACCACTGTGGGTCAGCTGAACTTCTTTGCGTGGGTCATCCAGGATGAGGTACTGGATTATCTGGAGGAGAACTATGATGCAGTCCACGCCGACATGGAGGAGTGCTCGACGGTCGTGCGTCCGAAGGAGGGACGCAAGCGGCAGGAGCTGTCGCGCAGCGCCACGAAGACCGTGTGCCTTCACGCGGTTACGGTAAAGGTGTCCTTCGACTAATCTCATACAAAAACAACATGTATTCGATTCTGAACCCAAAGGTTGTCTACCAAGACATCAATACCGACATTTCCGAGCACGACATCGACGTCGTGTCGGACCTGTGGGACATGGACGGGCGAGAGGTCTACCGCGGCTCACGAGATCCGCGATACACACATGCGTCTGTCTATTGGCTGTACGACGAAGACCTGCGGAGGGTTGGTCTCGTTGAGCACAGCAAAGAAGACCACGCGCTGTTCTACATTCTCTGGTTCAAGGACAACGACTTTGGAACAATCTTCCAAGAGGACGACTGGGATTGCCCGGGCGACATCTGGTCGAAGCTTCCTGCTCATGTATTTGAAAAGTTCCTTGCTGAGGGATGGACGAAGCCAATGTCTTTCCTTGAGCACTGCCTCTCTGGCGATGTTCGGGTCGTTACGCCCGAAATGGTGCTTGGGAGGCTACCGCTTGTGTACGAATGCAAAAAGTGTGGGCTTTTGTCTTTGAAGTCGAGTCCGTGCGCGACGTCTCGTGTTTTAGATTTTCCGAATCCTAAGACTACCTATTTTGTAGACGATGACATGCTCGTCTATGTTCCACCCCCCGATTCATCTGTGTGGAAGCACCTTAGTGTGCGACCTGACGACGGCGGTTCTTCGAAACCGGAGCCGGAGCCGGAGGAGCCGAGGGAGCAATCGAGTCCTCCTCAAGCTCCTCAGCCGTAGGGATGTGCAGGTTCAGCGCAGGGGGAGCCTCACCGTTGCCCGCAGGAGTCGGTGCCGGTGCCGGAACCTCGGTGACACCACCATCATCCTCCTCGAGCTCATCTGCGAAGACCTGTGCAGCCGTCAGACGCTGCGGCGGAGAGACCCGCGCGAACGAGACACGCCAGGTCACACCGAAGCCCTGACCAGAGACATACACCGAGGGCGTGACGACGACAGACGCCTCAACGCGCTTCGGGAAGATCTCCTGGATGTTGTCGACGGTGACATCAACTGCCTTGCCGGTGGAGTCGACGACGTCCATTGCAACCCGACCGTCGTAGACCGGAACCTTCATCCGGAGAGACGGCGGATACTTGCCAGTCGGGACCCACTCGCCATTGACCTTCTCCACGCTCGGGCTGATAGACTGCTTCATGACATCCTGGAGGACGTCGCGAGAGCGAGCCTTGCCGAACCACTTGGAGCTGTTGGTCGTAGCCGTCTCGAGCAGGCGAGACGTGATGTCGAGCAGGAAGTTGTAGAGGGAACCGAGCTCACCAGACTCGGCGCCTGCACGCTCCTTGACGAACGGGTCGCAACCCTTGAGCGTCGCCATCAGCGTGTAGTTGGTACCATTCTCGGACTCGCGGACAGCGACACCCATTGGGTAGGAGATCTTCGGAAGCCGAATCATGAGGCTCTGACCATTGTACTTGATCGGAACAGTCTTGCCGCCCGCCTTGTTCTGGCGGATCTCGCCGAAGGTGACCTTGGAGATGTCGAGGTTGGAGACAGAGACGATCGCGTTGGTAGCCATTGTGTAGTGTTGTACTGTATACTTCCAGGCAATCTGTAGATTCGTTTTGCGTGAATGTTTTCGCTTTCAAGAAAGAGTCTTGGTCAAAACAAAGAGCGCATGATACGATGTGCGTCGGTTCGAAAGAAGGGTTCCACTGATCAATGTACGGCAAATGCATTGAAAAATCACAACCTATGCGGACGACACGCGCGATGTAAGGTTCCGGTGCTCTGGACGGTTGCGAACGCGTCAAAGGAAACGAGTGTTTGCAAGATTCAGGCTCTTGTCCGGGGGTGGCTTCTGCGCAAACGTCTAGAACTTGGAGGTCCAGGTGTTCTATGCCGAAAGAACCTCGCGAATAACGAGGAACTTATGACAGGAGACGAGAACATCCATCCGTTTGACTACTTCGCATATGAGGAGGATGGTCGGATTTGGTGGTTTTCATTCAACACCATCTGGCGTTGGTGCGCACAGAAGGAGTCCCCTGACAATCCGTATACGCGCAATCGAATTCCCACCGACGTTCGCAAGCGTATTCACGCAGGTTGGGCATATCGTCAGCGCCATCGGATTCCTCTTCCCGAGGAGTCTAATATATTTGGCGAGAGACTGCGAACCCGCTGGACGATTCTTTCTCACATCTTCGAGGACTACGGATATGGCGACATTCCCGTCAACATGTTCATGCGGATGACAGCAGCCGAGTTCTCCTACATGTTCACGCTTTTGCATACCGATATTCGTGCGACTGTTTCCGACAAGGAGGCATGGAAGCAGACCGCTGTGCGATTCTGCAATCGAGCGATCATGACAGCGCGGTCTCTTTCGACCCCGCATTATATCATGCAATCTGTCTATACGCTCATGCTTATCATGATGAAACCGAAGGACCCACACGCGGTTGCCTTCATGGTGCTCTCGGCAATCCATCGCTGCTAAAACGAATGCGGTTTGTACAAGAGTTCTAGAACCGTACCATGAACATATTCTATCTTCACGCGATTGCGAGCAAGGCCGCGGAGTATCATTGCGACAAGCATGTCGTAAAGATGATCCTCGAAACTGCACAGCTTCTATATTCTGCGCACTGGGAACTTGCCCCAACGGGACTTCCCGAGGGTGCCTATCGCAAAACACATGTCAATCACCCGTGTGCCATCTGGGTCCGCGAGAGCCTGTCGAATTATCGCTGGCTTGCGGATCTCGGGTACTGGCTCTGCCGGGAGTACCGCTTTCGATACGGGAACAAGACCCACAAGACCGAGGCACACATTCTCTGGCTACGCGCGAATCATCCTGCAGGAATCGTCGACATTGGTGCGACACCACCGCGGCAGGCGATGCCCGACGAGTACAAACACCCCGATCCGGTCACAGCATACCGCATCTACTATGTCGAGAACAAGCTGATGCTGCGTGGGATTGTCAAATACACTCGGCGAAAGTATCCTAGCTTCCTATCAAATGGCGCGGTATCTTACTGCTGCCCAACTTGAGGTTGGAAAATACTACAAAATAGAGAAGCCGTATACTTGGTTTGACGAAGATGACGAGGGAAACCGAGTGGGAGCTCCTCATCGCGGACTCCACATATTCATTGGAAAACTCACAAGAGGACCGCCAAATCTCCTCTTTACCGATATACTCCCTCGTGGAAACGCATTGGTTGCATTGAGAGCACCGCTGACGACAACGCCTATCGATATGGCAGATCCCGACGATGAGTCCACACGCGTATCCCTTGCCTCGAAAGAACTCGTCGTATCCAAAGCCCTGTCTGGAGTTCCCGAGGATCCAACGAAGAAGATTCGAGGGTTTCTGGGTGGGAAGAAGCGGAAGACTCGGCGCAGAGGCAAGAAAACACTGCGTAAAAAGTAAATGGTGAGTCGGGAAGTTCCTCTGTCGCTTCTGTCGGGAATCGGGTTC